CAAGGGCGCGGTCTTGTCCGTACAGACTTTTTTCAATTTTCCGGGCGCGGCTAAATGGAGGCGAGAGCCCCCGCCCCATAGTACAAAACCGCAAAGGCCGCGACGGCCTTATTCCTGAGATCATAGATCGACGTCTTGGAGCTATACGAGAGCTCGTCCGCGATCTGCTCTTTACTCTTGTGCTCGATATACCAGGCGCGGAGGAGCTCGGCGTCCGCGTCGTCCAGTTGAGCGAGGACGCGGTCGATCTCCGCTATTGTGCTCCGGGTGGCTACGATCTCCCGGTTTATCTCGGCCAGTTCCAGGCGGGCGGAGGTGTGCGCGTTGATACCGCCGCTCGAGGCATAGGGCCGAGGCTTGATATTATCTCTCTCGGCCTTTGCCTGAGTGGAGGCAAGCTCACGCCGCCGCCCGAGGTTCTCGAGTGCTTGCTCAAGGTTTCCGCGCTGTGCAAGCAATCTCTCGGCGGCTTTGAAATAATTTATCATATCCGTTTCCCTCCGTGGCGGTATTCGCGTCCGAGGTTGTAGCGGTGTTTTGCCATGACAACGGCGTCAACGTCTACCCCGAGCGCGGCCATGAGGTCGAGGGTTCGG